TTTTGTGCTTTGTGTTTATGGTATGCTTTAACGCATAAAGGGTCCTTGATAATCATTCAGAAGGTTACAGCGGAAGACGCAAACGATATGCTGGATAGGGTTAAGTTTATTTACAACCACCTGCCAGTAGAATTGAAATTTGATGATGCAAACCAGATTTATGGTAAACTTGAGTTCCCAACCATGAATAGTCGCATTATCATAGCAAAACAAGGGAAAGACCAAGTTCGTGGTAAGACATGCTCTATTCTGTTTTCGGATGAGATGTCGCACCAAGAGGAATCTGATGAAGCATACTTTGCAAGTAAGCCGTCTATCGATGGCGGTGGTAAATACATCGGTGTAGGTACTCCTAATGGAGAGAACTTCTTCTATTACCTTGTTCACGACATAGAGGAACAGTGGAAAAATTATGAGTAAGTATACTCCAGTAAATGACAATGTTGTTATACGCAATGTAAATCTAAAGAACACTTTAGGTATGCTCATGCCTGACGATGTGTATTCTGGTAAACAATGGGAAACCGCCCAGTATAATATTGAGGTTGGAGAGGTGATTAGTTCGGATAAGTTTAAAGTTGGTTCAAAAGTATTCTTTTCAAGAGGGATTAGTGAACCAATAAACTCAGATTTTAGATGTGTAAAAACGTACAGAGTTTGGGGATATTATGAAGAAGGAATTTAAGGGCATAGAGACAAGAAAGAATAAAAATGGTTTTGTAGTAGTCAGTGTTCACTACACAGCTAATCCAGATAAAGATGAAGAGTTTATATCTAATTCAAGAAAAGGCTACCCAGTTAATAAGTGGAACCGTGAAATGGAACTTGACTTCTCAAGTGGAGAAGGAGACCCAGTATATCATACCTTTGATGTTGATATACACACAGCGTGGCTTAAATTCAACCCTAAGTATGAAGTTATAAGGGGTTGGGATTTTGGAAGAAAGAGGCCAGCCTGTATATGGATTCAGGATGATAAAGATGCAAACCAGATTTATGTATTAAAAGAATTTTTGGGAAGTGATATGCACTTTTCTGAGTTTATAAATAAAGTTCTTTTATTATCTAAAGAATGTTTTACTAAAGCAAAATTTATAGATTGTTGTGACCCTTATGGTGGTGTACAGAGAGGGGATAAATCTCAGTTCAGTAATATTGAGATGATGTCTGCCTATAATATTTACCCTACTTACCAAAGGACGAGTATTGAAAAGAGGGTTCAGAAAGTAGAAAAATTATTAGACCCAAACTATAATCATAATAAACCAGGGATAGTATTTGATAAAAGTTGTATACTTTTAATTGCTGGTATGCGTGGTGGTTTAGTTCTAGACTCAAAAGAGAAACCTAAGAAAGATAAGAAGTATGAAGACGTTCATGAGGCTATGTGTTATGCAATCGATAATATTAAGAATCTTTCTTTTTGGGACGATAGAGATGATGATAATAGCAATGATGATATTGACTATTCTCCCTTAGGAAGACCTATATTTTAATTGGAGGAAATTATGGAAGAATCGGATAAAGAATATAAAGGATTATCGAAAGCTGAACTTAAAAAAGCAGCTAAGTTTGCTGGAAAACTTTATAAAGAGTTAGAGTCTTCGAGTAAACCATATCACTCAAAAGCTAAAAATAAGTGGCGCAAACATTACGATAGTATACCTGTTACCACTAACATAGATGATGATAATGTACTTTCTAAGATTTTTATACCAGAAACTCATAAGGCTTGTGATAACTTAGCCACCAGGCTTAAAATGCTTGCCCCAGGCTCTTCTGACAGATTTGATTATAGATATGCCCCTGGAGGACTAGAGAATAAAGACAAATTAAATCTTTTACGGAGTATGGTTCTTACAGATTTAGAAGCAATGAAATATGATGTAAATTATAAAAAATCTTGTGAGGACTACTGTGTAGAAGGAACAATGTGGCACAAATTGGAATGGGATTCATCAACATCTCGTTCCATGAAAATTGAATCGAAAGAGGTATCGTCTTATACTAAAGAGAAGCTAAAGTTGAACAGTGGAGAGGTAGTTGAAGCACCTAGAGAGATAAAGAAAAAAGTTCTTACCCCAGAATTTTATGAGGAATCAAATGATAGAGGTAAAATGGTGCCATGCTCATATGATAGAATATTTGTAAACGTAGAATCTGGAGAAGACCTTTGCGATACAGACTTGGCTCAGTGGGAAACAACCGATTTTGCAACACTAGAACGGTTAGAGTATGATAAATCTACTGGTGAGGGAATGTATCACAATGTTAGTGTATTAAAAGATAAAATTTATGATGGATTATCAGAAGAAGACAAGAATAAAAAAGTTTCTGTAGAATTAATAAATGTTTGGGCAGACTATGATTATGATGGGAATAGAACTCCTACCCTATGTAGGATAGTAATATCCAAAGACCACCCCGACATTTGTCTTAGCGTTGAAAAAGACCCCTACAAGCTAGGGCATAAACCATTTTACAAAACTGTTCTTTTCAGGCGTAAAGGTAAACAGCTAGGGATTGGTATACCAGAGATGGTTTGGAATGAGCAAATTCAGTTAAATGATGCTCAAACTATTATATATCAAAATGCAATGAGGCGTGGATATGGAATGGGATTTTATTCAAACACAGCAGGTATAAATAAACGCCAAATGAAGATGAAGGTCGGTAAGATGATTGGTGTCGCAGACCCCAATAATGCTTACAAACCTATACAGTTTGAAGATGTGTCCGCTGCTATGATGGCTGTACAAAATCAATTAAGGGGGGACATTAACGCTCATCATGGTGTTTCTAACTCACTTGGTGGAGAGTCGCCCTCTGGGGTTGATACAGCCCACGAGTTTGAAAGACTTTTGCAGATGTCTACCGAAAGAATTAAAGATTTTCTCTCAAATATAGAAGAAAATATAATTGAACCATTCCTAAATGACTATATACTTCTGGTATTTTATAATTGGGATTCATACTCAAGTAGGGTATTTAAAGTAATTGGTGACGAATCAGAAACATTACAGTCTTTTGTTAGGGATAATGTGTATGGAGATGGGTTTGAAAAGATTAAATTTAGAAGTTTAGGTTCTATGAAAATGGAGCACGATGCTGTTACAAATAAACGGGTATTTGATACTTACACTGTATTTAAAGATGATGGGACAGTCCCTCCTTCTGGTAAGTGGAAGATAAAATCTGACGTTCTAAAAAGTCTACACCCTAACATAAATGATAAAGAAGTGCAGACCTACTTAGGTCCAGTGCCTACTACACCACCAAGACCTTTTGTACCACCTCAGATAGAAGCACAGAACAAAGGGGGAATGAACCCGCAATCTATTATGAACACTCCGGCAGGTAGCGAATCCGACGCAATAAAAGGTGCTATGCAAACTCAGAATATAAACACTGAGGGGACAGGTAATGGCTAAACAAAGAGATATTAAAAAAGTAGTAGAAGAGCTAAACTCTCTTGATGAGAGAACAATTATAGGATTAGTTGTCTCAAGCAAAGATAATGCTCAACTTGGTATGGAAGTAAAACTTATAAAAGCAAAGATAGAGGCTAGGAATACTTTATTAAATGAATTTTCAGACGAAGAATAAACAAGGAGGTGTGCCAATAGAATATACGGTTATCAGAAAAGAAAAAATAAAACAGGAGGGAACTCTATATGGGAGACGATATTAAGGAAGCCCCGAATAGTTTTATCTCTGATGCTACAGATGTAATGTCCAAAGCGTTGGAAAATGAAATTAAAGAGGATGAGCCTAAACTTGATACCTCTAAAAAAGAGGAACCTAGTGCAAAGCAGGACGAAGAGAAACCTGCCGAAAAGAAAGAAGAGCCTGAAATAGACATTGAAAGTCTTAAAACAGAGCACTCGGACCTATTGAAGTTGAAAGGACGATTAGGCGAGGAACTTGGTCTTGAGAGGAAAAGAGCTGACTACTACCAAAAACTGGCAGAGTCGATTCAATCTACAAAACCAGAGGAAAAGAAACTAGCAGAGGATAAATTTGCTAAATTGGCTGACATAACCGACCCGATTGAGTATGCCAAGAACATTGTTACTTTAAGCGAAGAGCGGGCACAGGCAATCATAAACCAACGGGATGCTGAGTTTGCGTACAAAACACAAGTATGGAATGACTTAACAGTTAAATACCCAGAGTTAAAAGATACTAACAGTGAAATGTATAAGCAGACAGATGCTTTAATGAAGGCTAGAAAGATTGATATAGGTAATGCAGAAATGGCTGCCGAACTTGTTAAATCTCAATTAAAACTAGCTGAATTTGAAAAAGAGAAGGGTAAGATTGCAGATGAAATAAAAATCAAGAAGATTGAAAAATCTAAGCAAGGTGGCCTAAAACAACCATCAAGCAAAAGTAAAGATAGTCCTGCTTGGGATAATATGCCCGAATCTGAGCGTGTGATAGCTAGTAAGCTTGGTCTAGACTCAAAATCATTCGAGGAGGTAGTCTAATGTCAGACAAAAAAGAAAAAGAAATAGATAATCAAGAAATGTTGAAGGATAAATATAAGATACTTGGTAAAGACCCAGCGATGTCTTATAAATTTGTAGGACCAAAACGCAAGGATGATTACCTTTGGGACGGATGGTCTCTTTGCAAAAAAGAAGAGAACCCAGACCTTAAAGTATCTGGAGACAGAAATTCTAGTTCCGATAAAGGACTGTTCGAGGTAGGACCATTCATTTTAATGTGCATCTCTGTGAAAGACGCTAAAGCAAAAAGAGATGACAATGAAAAGAGGAATCTTATCAGTGAAGG